AGCTAAAGCTTCAAGGTCTTTTTCGGACTGTTGAAGCATTATTCCAGATGGATCGTATGCTTGAACTAAGGGAGTAGAAGATGTTGATTGAAATCCAGTTAGTTCAACCTGCTGGCCAGGGGATTCGTAGATACTAGCCATAGTTAATTAAGCTTTTCCAAAGGGGTTCTTCCAATCTCCACCAAGTTCTGTGAAGCTTGACGCTCCAGCCAAACCAGCACCCGCAATCCCGAGAGCTAAGCTAGCACCACTAGGTTTAGCTTTCCGTTGAGAGGCAGCTTGATTAATGGTAGATTTTGCAGCAAGGAAATTATTCTCAACATTAAAATAGTAATCCTGTTGGGCATAGGCAAGGTTCATTCCAAGAGCACCAAGGTCCTTGCCCTCAACCCTCTCAGCATCAGCCAGGAGCCCACCTATGCCTTGTCCAGCACGTCCAGCAGCTAGGGTAGTGCCTTGTGCTTGAAGGCGTCGGATTAGGCCCCGTTCAGCGTCTAGGGTTGCCTTCTCCATTTCACTTTTATACTTGAGTTGGGCTTTTTGATCTTCAGTATTTCGTTGTTGTAAAGTTGCAGTTCTAGTTTCTTGGTAGGCACGTTCCGAAGCTGAGGCAGCTTGACTTTCAGCTTGATAGCCAGCAATGGATTGAACGGCACCCATCAGGCCCGTGGCAAGACCTATGGCAATGGCGGGATTACACATGATTTTGTTAATTTAGCAAATTCAACATAAGTAAGATTGGTTTGAGTGGTAACATACATAAGCTTCTTAAACCCAAGCATATGAAGGAGTTTCATATGTAGTTTATTTCTTGGATCAGCTATGTTATGTAACATCTCATAGGAGGTTTGTTGTTCGACCCATTTCTTAGCCTCCTTAAAAAATAGCTTTGGGTATGGACGGACATGTGGTGTGGTAAGCATCCATATGGCTCCGCAATGGGCATCTGTTCTGGATACCCCCGCTACCCCGCAGATCTCTCCGAGTGGGTTCCGAAAGGTCACAGGATTGTCTGATAGGTCAAGGGAAAGGCAGAGGGTGGCCTCCATAATGGTATGGCCAAGACCCTCTAGTTCCCTTCGATCATCTTCTTGTAGGTGCTGAGCCACCCAGATTGCGTCTGAGCGGCTTGCGCTATGTATCAACGATGTCATAGGTTACCGTGACTGTATTCCTTTGTTGTTGTAGGTGCCTTCCCAATCAACCGAAGTGAATGCTGTTGGGAATGGGTTATCAGCAATCAATTCAAATTCAAATTGATCACCCTTTGCCAATACTGGTATCGTGCTTTGAGCATTCCGAATAATGGGAATGTTATTTGCTAGATAGTAATCAGCATTGATCTGTGGTAGTTCCAGGGTGAAATCATCACGGCCCTCAGATCGAACTACAGCCTTGTAGGGGCCAGAGTTATAACTATTAACCTTGATCCGACTAATGCGGGGAATGTTAACAGTATCCTTGAGTCCACTTTGAGCATCCTTGATTACGTAGAAAGCAGGCAGTTGAGCCAGACCTTCATACTTATACCCAATAGCAAACTTAGATGTTGTTTGATTGCCCTCAACCGTAAGGAAGTACTTTTCCCCTGTCGCTGCACTAGCGTCATATTGCAACGTTTGCTCTTCAAAGTAACCAGAAATATCAGGATCTAAGAAGATTAATACTGGTTGCTCATTGGTATCCTCAAACCCATCCTTAAAGCAAACATGAGTCAGATTGGTAATAGCATCGTAAGTAAGGGTTGGGTTGTAATCAAAGAGATCTAACCTAACATCAAGATACTGACCCTCAAAGAAAAGTGATTCGCTTGGGGTATCTGTCAATAGGGACACCTTACTGAGAACATAGTTACTACCGTGCTTGGTAACAACAAACATTTGATCCTGATCAAAATCAGTAAACTCAATCGTACCAGGAAGCTTCCATCGAAACCAACTTGACAATACCTTTCGATCTCCATTTCGGAAGAACCGATAGAGATACATGCTGCTAAGCTCTTGTTTGCTAAGAAAAGCCACGGTTCCTGCTGACACAGAAGCCTTCATGTCAGAGATGGCCGAAGGAATGTAAGTAGGAATGATCCTAGTTAATTCAATGGTGTTGGGTTTGTCCGTACCATTGGGCATCATCTCATAGACGGATGAAGCCTTATCACCTTCTTCCAAGAATAGATAGCTTTCTCCAATATCAAGAGGAGAGACACTTTCGGACTGACTATAAGAGGACAGTAGGTTGATCTCAGCAGTCTTAGGAGAAAAGGCTTCTGTTGTTGTTGTTAGGATATACTGAGCATTATCACCAAACAACATCAGACCTGTTTGAGTGGGAATAGCATACCGCAGTCGAACTGGTTTAAGACTACTCGCACTAATGTCAATAGGGTCACTATCAACAATAGTAATCACCGTGCTGGCAAAGAAGTTAAAATAATCTCCTGCCTGTGAGCAGATGACGTTCTGCCGGGAGGTAAAGATCAGACGGTTTTTATAAAAAGAAATAGCATCAATTGGGAACCCCACAAAGGAAGGCAGTGGGTTGGTAGTAGCATCACCGACTTCCCGATACTTCCAGAATTTTAGTCGACTAAAATCTCCCTCAACTGGAGCAGTATTAACGGTTGCAATGGTAAACGTATCACCTGCTGTATTACTAACAAGGTTAGTTGCTGTGTACCCTTGACCGGCTTGAACAATGCTGATGGCAGAAATCAAACCATTGATGCGTTCTTCAATCTTAAGGCCAGCCCTTGATTCATTGCTGATGCTTTGAAAGGATGTTCCAACTGAGTAAGTTTTGTAACCAATTTGCAACGGATTGGTATTCTTAGTTACACCAATTTGAACGTTATTCTCGTACCAGTAATAGGTAAAATCATAATAAGGAACGCTAGTTCTACCAGACGTTAGAGTGTATTTAATTCCGCCCCTAACTGACTTAATGTAAGTACTAGAGTTGGCTAAGGTATTATTCAATGAATAGGAATCTTGAACCTTATCCACTCGTAGTCTTAGGTTGTTACCAGTACCACCCGTTGGTGCAAATATCTCTCCAACAACGTGGCCTCCACTTGTAGCACCGGTAATGGTGACACTTGTGGGAACACCACTGACGGATGTCGTACCAGCAGTACCAGTAGAAGCTAAATCCAGTTGACGATAGGTGAAGGTGCCATTAGCCTCCCTGATGATAACATGAGGCATCGTCTCCTCATCTAGATCAGTAACAGTGCTTGGCGCAATTGTTTCTTCCCAAGAACCATAACCACTTGTGGTGTTATCACTAGTTTTAAAGATAACCCAATAATCATCAGCACCTGATTCAACAGAACCAGCAACCTTAATCTTTAGGTTATTAAGAAACTGTTTGGGAAGTTGAGCAACAGAAACAACAGAACCTTTAAACGCATCAATGGATGTTCCGGTGCTGCCACCTTTTGCTTCAATTGCAAAGTCACCGTTGTTTGCCCTGCGTATGTAAACGATGTTGCCAATAGCAGTTGCTACCCAACTAGCGTTAACATTAATTGTATTAACAATGTTATCAACAATATCCTTGATGTTGAGTTGGTTAGTAGTATCAGGTGTTGTGTAGGAAAACTCGGTAGCATCAAGCTTGATTGTATATGTCGATTTATAGGCAATGGTATTAATTGCCACAAACGCATACGGGTTCTGAGAAGCACTACTAACGACGCCTGCTGCTACGGTTCTCTTCCTGTTAAGAACAAAGATATAATCATTGATCTGAAGAGTTTGCAGCTCATCTGTATTTGTATGGACAGCATACGCAATAGATTCAGCAGCTACTGTGTTAACTGTTTGTTGGATACCATTGCTGGCACTCCATACCTTGAGGGCACCTGCTTTGCTAAATTGAATGATGTACTTTTCTTGATCATCCCTAAAGATAGAAAACCAAGTACCATCAGCCACCGCATTAGCCAGCTTACTAATCCCTTTAAGCCCTGGTCGTTTGGTTAGACCAATGGCTATGTCTGGATAGTAATTATCACAAATGCGTAGTTGATTGCCAACTTTAACTGTATCAGGCTGTTGAGAGACACCCCCAACAAGACTAAAAATTTTCTGAGAGATGGCTGCCATTATCGTGCAATTGTGCGGAACGGGGTATAAGAAATATAGAAGTTCTGACCTGTCTCAACACCAAAGATATTCACTTCAGACGTTCCTGTATCATAAGCAATACAGTTACCCCTTAGCATGGTTTCATCTTGGGCATTGAATTGGAACATCTCCTTTGATCCAACAACACTTCCCGCAAAGACACGAGCAGCACGTTGGGTGATGTAATCCTTAAAGACTTGGGGAAGATCCTCAAAATCAAACAACCACACCACATCACAACGAACTGGAAGTGGATTGATGAATTTATAAGTATGGTTTACTTTATCGTAGAGTTTGCCGCCTCTTAATACGGTCTGGTATTGTTGAACATTAGAATTCTTGTTGTCTGAGATTTGTAGTACATTATCAGGTACAAGGATCTCATCGTCAGTATTAGGAGTAAATGGGTAGTCTATTTCAGAATTGAAATGCCATCCTTCTCCTTGAACTTCACGATTGACATTCTCAAGAATTGAAAGTGCTGTAGCAATCTCTGGGTTTGCGATGTCGAGCGACACCACTGGTGCCTGCCCGATACCCGTTAGCATCTGATTGATAGCCTGGAGTTGGGTTGTCATAATTCGGACAGGATTATTAAAAGAAAAGGGGCCAACCTTAAATAGTCAGCCCCCTTATTAAAGGTTAGATCAGGTGTTCCGGAACGCACCGGCAACGCCGACGCGCACAGCACCGCAACCATAAGCCAGACGGCCCACAATCACATCGCCTTGGTAGATCACCTTGGTATCGGCGCCCGTGGTTTGCACGGAGGGGCCAATGGCCTCAACAACGCCAGCAGCGTCACGGTGGAAGATCAGACCGCAGCTGTTGGTGAAGTCGGTGGCAATACCATAGGTGTTGTTTTCACCGGTCACAGCAGCAGCATCAATGGCAGCACCAGAAGCCGAACCATACTTCCCAAGGAAGGGGATGTTGTTGGACTTCTTGATGGAGATACCAGCGATCTCATAGAGACCATCACCAGAGTTCA